GATTACAACTCTAAAGTTTCTTGGGATCAAATTCTAACTCCACTTGGTTGGAATAAGGTTTATACAAAAGGTGAGGCAATCGCTTGGCGACGCCCACATAAAACAGAGGGCATTAGCGCCACCACAAACTTTAATGGCAAAGATAATTTATATGTATTCACCACCTCAACAATATTTGAATCAGAGCATTCATATTCCAAGTTCGCCGCCTACGCGACGCTAGAACACTCAGGCAACTTCTCGGCTGCTGCCTCTGCCTTGCGAAGCCAGGGCTACGGCAGGCCACTGGAACTAAACACGCTGCAAACTCTCGCCAGCCACTCGCCATCGCTGGTGCAACTTAGGGATGAGAATGAGGACTTAACTACCTCTAGTTGGATTCCTGATTTTATTAACCCAGATAATATCTTTGATGAACCAGAACCATCAATCCTACGCCGTGCTGATGGCAACCACATTTTCTACGCTGGCAAAATCAACGCACTCTTTGGCGAATCAGAATCAGGTAAAACTTGGATCGCACTTGAAGCGGTGAGGCAGGAGTTAGAAAAAGGTAACCCTGTTTTCTATTTAGACTTCGAGGATTCAGTAAGAGGAATCTACAATCGTTTAAAGACGCTAGGAGCCGATTTAAGCCACTTTAAAACTTTTCTGTATAGTAACCCTACCGAAGCATTAACGGCGGGCTCTAGAGAGGCTTTGCTGACCAAAATCGAGCAGTTTAAACCCTCTCTTATCGTTATTGATGGAGTAAACGCTGCTATGAATGTGATGGGATTAGATTTAGAAAAGAATAAAGATGCAACCTCATTTAGCCAGGAAGTTTTGCGCCCACTTAGATTACATAATGCAGGCATCATTACGATTGATCATGTTACTAAATCCAAAGATAATCGTGGTAACTACGCCATCGGCGCCCAAGCAAAGCGGGCTGATATTGACGGATGCGCAGTAGCAGTTGAGGTGGAGATTGCATTCGGCAGAGGCATTGACGGCGCCCTGGCGCTTAAAGTAACTAAAGATCGCCCTGGCTATGTCCGCGCCATTTGCCAGGAGGGAAAGAATCTTGGCGTTGCCAATATCAAAGCGCTAGAAGGTGGAACCATCAAGATAACTCTTGAGGGAGCCAGCGTTGAGGTTTACTCATTGGATAAGAAAATGGAGCAGGTTTCTAATTTTATGGCCCAGCACGGAACTGAGATGAATCTGAATGAAATCAAGAGAAGGTTGCCAGAGGCTGGGATTGCCATTGGTGTTAATAATGTAAAAGTGATTTTGGAATCTCTGGTGAACCGACGGCACCTGTCGGCAAAAGCCGTCGGCCAAAAGATTCTTTACAAACATCAGATGCCATTTTTGGCTAATGATGTTAAAAGTTTACCTGTGGATAACTTCCTATGATCAACCGATACACCGATACGGAACCGATACGCGTATCGGTTGGTAAAGTGCCTATTAAACCGATACACCGATACCCCTCTTTAGAGGGTATCGGGTATCGGTTAGGTTGCCCGCGTAAAGGTTCGGTTCAATGAGTAATTTCAACTTTGTAATAATTAACTGTAAAGCCTGTGGAAAACTTATTTGGTCAGGTCATTCCTCTGGAGGCTTCCCTACCAAACTTGATACAGGTCGGCTCAACATTCTTGAGGAGATTGTTAAGAAGGTTTCTAACATTAGAACTTATGAGGCACATCGAACCGCAGTTAGTTTTGAGGCAACCCTAAGAATTGGGGCTAGGGTAATTGGTAGCCAACCTGATCCTAATAAAGTTATCTTGGCAGAACATAGTTGCGAATCGTTTTCCCTGTTTGAAACCGAGGTTCCAGATTACTGGGGCAGAAGTATGAAACCAAAACTAGAGCCTGAAGGGATACTATTCTGATGAACTGCCAAGTATGCAGCAGAACAACTGAGAGGCAAGGCGCCTGCCGTTTTTGCTTTATGAAAGTTAAATCCTCATTGGTTGAATTACCAGATTTGCACTTTGAATCCCAGATGTTCATTACACCAGGCAGAAGCGGCTCAGGCAAGGTAAGCGCTGAGCGTAGTATCGGAGTTAATGTAGCAGCGCTGGATTTTGCTATGGCTACTGACCTGCTACGAACCCTGCATTCCTGGGAGGTAATAATTCGCAGCGATAGGAAACTAACACCGCCTGCTCTGGTAGCCAAGGAGCCAACCTTAGATGCTGAGGTTCAGGCAACAGTTGATTTCCACTGCACCCACTTAGAATGGAGCCTTGGGCAAGAATGGGCGGTAGAATTTGCAGGCGAGGTTTACGGCCTTCACGCAAAAGGTAGATCGGCTGCAAAAAGATTTACTGAGCAGGTAAGAAGGATTCCTTGCCCAACAGATGATTGCAAAAAGTTTGTAGTGATTGATGTTGAGAATCTTATGGATGATGTTTCGTGTTTTGGATGTAAGCAGAGTTGGACAGTACTTAGATTGATAGCCCTGGCAATGAGTAATCCTGATAGAAAGTTTTACTTAGATGTTGAGGCGATAGCCGCTTGGATGGGAACTACCGAACGAACAGTTTACAATTTAATAAAAACCCATAAAGTAGAAAGGCGAGGTAGTTTGTATGATCTCTCTGCAATCATCAAAGCCAGAAGTAACCAACTTTAATTTGCATAAGTTTTCACTTTTCTGTGTTACACTTGCGTTAGCAGATTTTACTATCTCTGCGAAAGCCCTAGCCAAATTGTCTAGGGTTTCTTTATTGGTTGGAAAAGTTATGAATGGAGAAACTGAGGATTTAAACGAAATAGATGAAGCCCTTATTCATGCTTCTCGCACTCGTAACGATCCAGCCTTTACACATCGCCAACGCGAAATCGTAAATAAATTTATTGATGATTTGTTAGATTCAAGATCGGAACTAACAAAATGTTAAACATCGTAATTAAAATTGGTGATGTTGCTACTGAAATTTCTACTGATCAAAACTTATCTTTTGATGCAATTGATTCAATAATTAATCGTGCAGTTCAATCAACACTGCAATCATATTTATCATTACCAGCAGAGGATCGCCTTGCGCCTTATACAAATTACAGTGATGTAGATGATGATGATGAGGATACAGAATGACCTACAAAAATGTAGGCATTGCAAATTAGATTTACCATTACATAGATTTCATAAAGATAGAAAGACACCGAATGGTTTGTATCATACTTGCAGGAGTTGTCGCAGTAAGTATCGCAGGCTTATTGATATGTCGGAAAGTAAATACAAAGAAATACTTGCATCGCAGAACAACCAGTGCGCTATATGTGGCAAAGATGCTAAGGAATTTAAAACATCGTTAAATGTAGATCACGATTATCAAACTGAAAAGATTCGTGGATTACTTTGTACTAATTGCAATATGGGATTAGGACACTTCAAAGATTCACTGAGTAACTTACATCGAGCATTGATGTACATAGCCAAGCACAATGATTAAGTTACCTCGACCTTGCGTTGATTGCCAAGTGGTTACTAGGTCAGCACGATGTACTAATTGCCAAAGATTAAAAGATAGAGCAAGGCCGACACCAACTCAGCGCGGCTACAATTCTAAGTGGCGTAAGTTATCAAAAGAATTTCGTAATGCTTATCCCTATTGTTTTAAATGTGGATCAACAAAAGATTTAACTACTGATCATATTGTTAGTAAAAAAAACAACGGCGAATCTGTTTGGTCGAACCTACAAACACTTTGTAGAAGTTGTAATTCAATCAAGGGTTCTAACTAGCCCACCCAGGCATTAGCGGGTACGGCCTATAAGTTCAAGGAGCGTGTGGCTAGATACCCCGACGCCCTGGCTTCGCACATTTCCGAATTTTTCAAAGGGGGGCAATATGGTACAAATCGGACAGGATAAAAATGGCTGCAAAGCCAAATGAAATTAAACGGCGCAATGGAAATCCAGGTAAACAAAAACTTCCTGATCTAAATAAAGTTATTGCGTTGCCTAGATTCTCGGCTGAACCGCCAGCGCATTTAACTGAAACTGGTTCAACACTTTGGCGTGAGGTTTTAAATCTTGCACCTTGGATTGCCAATACAGATGGCACGATACTTTTAGAACTTTGCGAAAAGATGGAATTGAAAAAACAAATTCAGGATCAACTAAAGCCTGAACAATTTATACTTTTTACTGATAAAGGTTATGCTTATCAAAATCCTCTGTTTGGAATGTTAAGTACAGTGCAGGGTGATATTGTTAAAAATTTATCTTTGCTTGGATTAACGCCAAGTGATAGATCAAAACTGGGGGTTGCTGAAGTGAAGGCTCGCGGAAAACTAGAGGAACTTCTCCAGCAAAAACATAATGCAACAAACTAATTC